CGCTATTAATAAGCGCCTTGCCCTTGAAGCATCGTTGCACCTGCAGCACGCAACGGTGGATCAAGAAAGTGCAAGTGACAGCGTCGCCTTGAGCTTCTGCGAGTGGGCTTTTCCAAGCTCATTTGTTAGGACTCTTAAAGACGCCCGATCCCCCGCAGTAACTTTACCAGATGGTACGGTTGTTGAGTTGGGTATGGTGTCTGGCATGGGCAATGGTTTTACTTTTGCCTTACAGACGCTGATTTTCTCAGCGATCGCGTTGGCATGCCAACGCGTGTTAGGAGTTAATTACGCGGTCAACACTTTCGGTGACGATATGATCGTTCCCGAGGATGTCTTACCGCTTGTCCTAAACACCCTTGATCGCTACGGGTTTGTGGTTAACCGTGACAAAACGTTTTCCGGCGAAACTCCTTTTCGGGAGTCTTGCGGGTGTGACGCTGTTTCGGGCTACGACATTACACCCGTTTACTGCAGACAGCTTGTTAACAAGGAGGATTTTATCTCTTTGTTTAATCGGCTGCGCGACTGGTCACGTAGGCATTTTATACCTATGTTCCGGACGCTCCTTTACCTTCGTCGCATGATCACTGGCTATGGCTTTTATCAGCCGAGTTACGGTGACTCTACGGAAGGTTTGTGGTGCAGTAAGAGGCAGGCTTTGCTACGAGGTGCTCGACCGACCGATAAATACGGTCCTCCCGAGGCAAGCGGTGTAGTTGTTTACACTGTGCGTCGGAAATTTGAGCGCCAAATGGCTATTCAGGACGTCGAGGCGAACATCGACGGACTGCTTTATGCCTGCAGTTCTGGCAACGCTGAGCCAGTGACGGATCCGACCTATAAATGGTCAGGTCCGAATGCGTGTAACCTTCTTTTAAGACCGAAGGTTAAGCGCTTCACTTGGCGACGCGTCAGCTGCTACACATCCGTGTGGTAGTACCCTAATCCTTTAGGGCAGCGTGGGTGTAGCTTAACACCCTTATGATGGTAATCCATCTGG